CTGTACCTACAACTTCTGATTCTGTTCCTGGTATTGTTAGTCTAACTTGACTAATACCAGCACGTAGTTCACCATATACATCAACCAAACTAGGCCAATCTGCTGTGGATGTTTGTATTTCAGCAGGGTTTAGCGTATCTTCATTTGCTTCAATGTCATTGTGTTTAAGTAACTGTAATTGATTGTTTACCAGTACAACTTGATAACCAAATGGTGTAATTTTTTGTCGTGTACCTAATAGTAAATCATCATTTAATAATGCGTCTCTAGCATCACCGTCTGCATCAAATACACTAGCAATAATTTTGTGTACCACACCCATTTTAGTAACTCTAGCAGGAGGACTAATCCATATAGGTAAACTAAATGTTAAGGTAGTAATATCAATAGCAGTTTCAGTACCCATTGGTATTGAACGTGAACTCCAGTTAGTGCCTGTTAGTTCAACTACTGATAATGAGGTCCAATCAATATAATTGTCTGTTGATTGTATTTCTAAACTTGGATTAAACAATGTTAGTACTTGTTCAAGTATCTGTAGTTTCATTGTTGTATTTGATGTCCATATATCTAAATTAATTGTTAAGTTATATGGTACTGGCATAATACGTTCTACTGTAAACGCATTACCCTGTGTTTGTTCGTATGTTTGTGTAGTATCATCCCAACTACGCTGTCTAAATACTTTTTTATCTACAAAGGTAGGGTCTTGCATTCTATCTCTAGCATAATCCATCGCTGTAATATAGAATGTCATCATTGGTGTATTAGGCATTTTGTTTGCTGAGTTGTCAGCCATAATAACCGAAGCCTGTTTACTAGCATCACCATAACGAACAGGTATACGAGTATATGTAGGTGCACCACTAGAGTCTCTACCATACTCTACCTGAAAGTTTGAAAAAATTCTTGTGAACTGTAATAAAAATCTTCTTATCTGTTCATCATAAAAGAAACTTTGTAATGCCATTAGTTATCCTTTGTAGGCTTGAGCAAGTCTGATAGTGATTGACGACTTGGAACTGTGCCTCTATCTGTTGTATTAATTGTTTCTGAATTATTAACAAATCCACTACGCTGTGTATTGTTATCGCTACCTGGTGTAAGATCAGTTCTAACACCATCTTCAACTTTGACCCAACGTACACCGTCATACCGGAATAATCTATTTGGGAAATAGTCTAGTCTTAATGCGTAGTCACCTGTGTCTGGATTACTAGGAAATGCAACACCTGATGTAACTGATTGTGCATTAGGTGGAATGTTGTTACCTGTTAAGTAACCTACTAAGTATCCATCTGCTTTAGGTGTAGCATCAACATCTGATTCATCAGATGCGTTAGTGCCAACTACATAAAAACCTGAATTATCATAACCACTTTGTGGAACTTCTGCTTCTGCTTGTTGTAGAATAGCATCATTGATTTCAATGTTTTTCTTCTTCTGACTTACAAAGTCTTCAATAGTACCAGCACCTGGATTGTCTGGATCCATTGGCTTATTAAGAATATCATTGTATTCTTGACTTGCTGTAAGTGGTGTTAATTTAACACGCCATAAGTGTGGTAGCCAAGTTTGTGAAAAACCTTCACTGGCAAATGCCGCATCTTGTACTACATAATATCTTGGTAGTGCTTTAGGTCCTGATGTGTCTAAAGGATGATAATCTTTTAAGTTAGGAAATTCAATAACATCACCAGCCATAAGTTTACGACCCAGTGTGTCAACCATATCATTGTAATGGAATGTTACAAATACTGTATCACCATTTAAGAATAAGCCAAACTGTGTAAGATCAAAGTCAATATCCTGTGCATTATATACACCACGCATGATGTAAACTGAGTCATCATACTCACGATCTCTATTTTCTAAGAATAAAACATCTTCAATAAACAACGGATTTGATTCGTCATAGACAGGCCTGGTAGCATCACCGTTGTCCCTGTCTGCTGAATCACCTACAGTTTTTGGTCCTAGATATTTGTGTACATACAAATCTAGCCCACCTACTGTGTACATTTCTCGGATAGTGTTATCTAAGAACTTGTAGTCATTGGTTTTATTGGGTCTGTATAAACTTAGTCTTGGCATTCATATTTCCTATTTTGTATTATTTATCGTCTTTGGGCACCTTGACAATAAATCCAAAAGATCATATAATAGTTGACAAGTAAAAATTTTCATATACACTGATTACATGGATAAAATACAATCATCATTAGATTGGCAACGGCTAAGAACACAAATAGAACAAAAAATACGCCATTTAGACTATAAAATTCAACAAGACTTATATATAATGTTAAAAAATACAGATTCAATGATAACTGAATTAAGTATAGAAGAAATTGAATGCCGTAGGCAACACAAACCAACTAACAAGTTTTTAAGGAAGTTAGAAGAAACAAACACTATGATAGCAGACATTAACAAAATGATTACAATGGGAGCATTACTTTGAATATAAAGCCAGCAAAGGTAGCATTAGAAGATAAAAAAGCCTACGGTGAAGAAAAAATGTTTGACGGTCAACCACCGGCTGATGACAGACGCATGGCACTGGCTTCTAGATGTAATTGGTATAACTATACCCAAGATAAAAAAACTGCTAAGAAGTGGTTAATAGAATGGCTTGAACTAAACAAGCACAAAGACATAGTCAAAGACTTTAGCAAGATCAAAGATTCCTGGATTCCAATATCCAGTGGATGGTATGCTAGGATGTCGTTGATTGGGCTAGAACTTACAGAACATGAAAAAGAACATATGGTTAATGCCTGTAAAGAAGCAATAGCTAATCATCAGAAGTCTGCCAGTGATGATGAGGAGATGGATAAAGATAAACCTAAACGTCCTAACATACAGGAAATTATGATTGCTAAAGCACACGAAGCTGGTGGCGAAATAGATGCTGTCTGGGACAAGTATGTTGAAGGAACCATCAAAGCTAGTGAAAAACCAGAAGGAATACAGAACATTCTAGCTAATTACAATATACTAGCACAGCACGTTGGCCTGATAAAAGAGCACTGGGAAAGACAGAAAAAAGAACTACAGGATTCTGTAGCCGACGTAGACGCCGATTTAAGCGAAGGATACAGTTGCTGGACTAAGACCCAACAGAAGAATATGATCAACTACTGTGCGGCGATTATAGCAGAATTAGACGCATATCATCAGAGTAAGAAGGCTAAGGTAGGTGTTAGAAAGAAAAAACCGGTTCCTCCAGAGAAGCAGGTAAGAAAATTAAAACACCTAAGACGATACGATGAGTTTAAATTAGAAACAGTAGAGCCTACTAAAATTCTTAAGTCAAGTGAGCTTTGGGTCTACAATGTTAAAAACCGTAAACTGCAATACTACGTTGCTGATGATTATGCAAAAGTGTTTGCAGTCAAAGGCACAAGTATTCTAGGATTTGACACTAACAAGTCAAGTCAAAAAACTCTACGTAAGCCAGAAGAGTTCTTAAAACAGTTACGCATGGCAGGCAAGCCAGATAGTCGTAAACTGTTTGATGGCTTAAAAACTACTGGTACAGCAGTTAACGGTCGCTTCAACGAAAACTTAATCATCATTAAAGCAACTTAATAGATAGTCTGCCGAGTTGATAAATACTATTAACGGAGAACTATAAATGGCAGACTTAACTACATTAAAAGACGAACTATTCAACTACGTTGAAAAACGCCTAGGTGGCGGTATTGTTGACGTTGAACTAGATCCTGATCATTACGAAGTAGCATACGATAAAGCACTAACTACCTACAGACAAAGAGCTCAAAATGCTTATGAGGAAAGTTATGCTGTTATTGAAATGCAAGAAAATCAAAACACTTACACACTTCCGCAGGAAGTTAGTTCAGTAAGACAGGTATTTAGACGTACTATGGGTGATGCTACAGGTCCTTACTCGTCAAGTTTTGATCCGTTTTCATCTGCTACATTAAACGTTTATCTGTTAAACTATTCATATGGTGGCGGTCTAGCAACCTATGACATGTACACACAGTATGTAGAAATGGCCGCAAGAATGTTTGGTGGTTTTATGAACTACACATTCAATCCTGTGACTAAAGTATTAAGTTTAGTGCGTGATCCTAAATCATCAGGTGAACAAATACTACTTTGGACTTATAACCTAAAACCAGAAATTATTTTACTACAAGACAATGCTATGAAGCAGTGGTTGAGAGATTATACTTTTGCCGCAAGTAAAATGATTATCGGTGAAGCCAGAGAGAAGTTTGCTTCAATTGCAGGTCCTCAAGGTGGTACAGCACTTAATGGCTCTTCAATGAAAGCAGAAGCACAGGCTGAG